GTTCGATGACCTCGCCCGTCCGCTCGTGGTGGTCGACAAAGAGCAGCTCGCCCTGTTCCTCGACTGTTCCAAGAGCGAGGACTCGACCGGGCTCATGGGCTGCCGGATCAGCGACGGGCACGTGATCACGCTCGGGTTCTGGCAGCGTCCGCACGGCGACCGCGGCAAGACGTGGCTCGCGCCGCGGGCCGAGGTCGACGCCGCGGTGCGGCAGGCGGCCGACCGGTATCAGGTGGTGTGGTTCGGGGTGGACCCCTCGCCCGCTCGGGACGACGAGGACGAGGCGCTCTATTGGATGCCGCTCATTGACGAGTGGCACCGCGATCCCAAGATCACAAAGCATCTGGTGGTGTGGGCGACGCCGGGCGTCAAGGGGCACAAGGTGCTCTTTGACATGCGGATTAAGACTCTCGGCGGGGTCGAGCGCAATAAGATGTTCACCGCGGCGGCCGGCCAGACCGCCAAGGACATCGACGAGGACGGCACGCTCACCCACGATGGGGACGCCGCGCTACGCGTCCACACGCACAACGCGCGGCGCCGGCCCAACCAATGGGGCGTGTCCCTGGGTAAGATCAATCGGGGCTCGCGCAAGCTGGTCGACCTCGCGGTGTGCATGGTCGGGGCGCGGATGGGGCGTAGGATCGCGCTCAACTCAGGCAAGCTGAAGAAAGCCAAGACCGGACGGGCAGCGTTCGCAGGGTGAGGGGGTGGCCGTGGCACTATCCGAGGCTGAGGTGATCGAGGCCACGCGCAAGATGCTCGCCATGCGCTCGCTGGAAGAGACTCGGCTCGACCGCATCCACGAGTATCTCCGCGATGATCCGGACAAGCGCGACATCGGCGGTCTGCCGACCGGCGCGCCGGCTGACGTGGTGCGGCTGGCGCGGCTCTCGCGTGTCAACCTCCTGCAGTACATCGTGAGCGCTCGCGTACAGAACATGTACATCGACGGGTTCCGCACCCCGACGAGCCCTAACGATCTTGCCGTGTGGAACGTGTGGCAGGCGAACAAGATGGATGCGCGGCAGATCGGGATCAACCGAGCCGCGCTCTCGTTCGGCGCCTCGTACGCCACTGCACTGCCGGGCACCCGCGGCGGCGAGCCGGTACCCGTGCTGCGCGGCTACTCGCCCCGACAGATGACCGTGGCCTATGGCGAGGACGATGAGTGGCCGGTGCTCGCGCTCCATCAGGTGATGCCGGGAGTGTTCCGGCTCATCGATGAGACCTCGGTGTACCGCGTCGTGGTGGGCAAGGACTCGGCCGACGCCAAGGGCGTAACCGTCATCCGTACGGATGACCACGGCGTGACGTGGCAGGGCGAGCCGGTTACCCCCGTGGTGCGCTTCCGCGAGACGGACAACTTGGACGACCCCTGCCGCGGGATCGTGGAACCGTACTTCCCCCTGCAGGATCAGGTGAACATCACCACGTTCGGTCTGCAGGTCGCGCAGCACTACGGCGCGTTCCGTCAGCGGTGGGTGATTGGCTGGCTGGCCGAGAACGAGCTGACGGCGCTCCGCGCCAGCGCGGCTCGGCTGATGCAATTCGAGGATGCGCCGGGCGATGTGCAGGTGGGCGAGTTTCAACAGACTGAGCTGCGCGGCTACATCGAGAGCAGGGAGGCGACCATTCGCCACCTCGCGACCGTGAGTCAGACCCCCGTTCACGAGTTGCTCGGGCAGTTCGTGAACCTCTCGGCCGAGGCGCTGGAGGCCGCGCGCGCATCGGCGGCGGCCGGCGTCGAGGAGAATCGAACCGTCTCGGGCGAGTCGTACGAGCAGCTCTTGAACCTCGCGGCCGAGATCATGGGCACCGAGGTTGATGAGTCTGCCTCGGTGGTCTGGCGGGACACCCGCGTGCGCTCGCTGCGCGAGGCCGCCGAGGCGCTGGGCATGCTGGTCGAGAAGCTCGGCGTACCGCCCCGCGCGTTGTGGGAGCGCATCCCGGGCGTGGCTCAGCACGAGGTGGAACGGTGGAACGCGATGGCGGCCGAGGGCGACTCGATTGGCGCGCTGACCTCGATGCTCGACCGACAGGCGGCCGGCGCCGCGCCGGCCCCCGCCCCCGCACCAGTTCCGGTCCCGGTGGCGGCCTGAGATGGCCCGTACGTCGGCCGGCGCCGTACTGACCCGTCAGCACTACCTCGCGCAGCTCGCGCTCAAGGCGGGCTCTGCGCGGGACGTGACGGGGCTGTGGCGCCTGGTCGACCCCACCAACCTCACGGCCACGTTCGACCCCGTAGCTCGGGCTGCCTCGCTGCTCGCCCGGGCGCGTCAGCGCGACTCGGCCGGCCTCGCCGCGGGGTATCAGGAGCGGTTCCGCAAGGCCGAGCGGGTGGCCGGCAAGGCGGCGATCCGGCTCGCCTCGCCGCTACCCGAGCAGGTGGCGCTTAACGCGCTCCGCGGCGCCGGCCTGTCGGGCATCATCAACGCGCGCAAGGCGGGGCTGAGCCCGCAGGCGGCGGCTCGTAACGGCCTCGTCAAGATGGTCGGTCAGATGTCCTCGCTCGTGCTCGGCGGCGGCAGGGACACGATCATTGAGTCCGTCGCCGTTGACCCGCAGGTGGCGCACTGGCAGCGGGTTACCTCGGGTGAGCCGTGTGCGTTCTGCGCCATGCTCGCCACGCGCGGCGCGGTGTTCACTGCGGACACGGCGGATTTCGAGGCACATGACCATTGCTCGTGCTCAGCCGAGGCGGCTTACGAGGGCTCGGCCATGCCGCTAACATCACAACGGCTAGAGTCACAGTGGAAGGATGTAACCGCAGGTCTGTCGGGAGACGACGCATTGAATGCATTCAGGCGCTCGCTTGCCGGCGGGGACGAAACGTAAGATCACATCGCGCGCCGCGTGAGGCGACGCGCGCCAGCGGATCCGGCGTGATGCCGGTCCCATAGCACGGAAGCGAGGGCGCGATGCCCCCCGAGGAGGATCCGAACAAGCCACCTGTGACGGGTGGAGGCGACAACGGCGGCGACGCTGACAAGGATGCCGGGGCCAAGAGCGCGCTCGTCAAGGAACGGGCGCGAGCTGCAAAGGCCGAGGCGGATGCGAAGACGGCTCGTGACGAGCTGGCCAGGCTGCAGGCGACGATCTCTGAGGGCAAGACCGACGGCGAGCGGATGACCGCCAAGCTGGTCGAGCTGGAGGCTCGGGCGAACGAGGCGGACATGCGCGCCATGCGCGCCGAGGTTGCACAGTCCAAGGGGTTGACGGCAGCTCAGGCAAAGAGGCTGCAGGGCAAGACGGTCGATGAGTTGGAGGCGGACGCGGACGAGCTGCTCTCAGCGTTCAAGCCCGCCGAGGGCGACGGCGCAGCGACGGACGCCGGCAACGGCGCCGGCGCGACGCGACGCACCGCGGGTCGACCGCAGGAGGCGCTTCGTCCCGGTGCCACACCGCCCTCGGACCAGGGGGCCGAGTACGACAGCAAGGCTTTCCTCGCGGCGCTGCCGCGGGGCTGACACTGCCGCGCGGGCCATCGTGACCGGTCGCGGATGAAACGGAGGAGACACCGTGGCTAGCACGTTCCTTAAGGCGACCGTTATCGGTCGCGCAATGATCGACCTGCTCATGCGTGAGCTGGTTGTGGCCCGCACCGTGTGGACCGACGCGGTGAGCGCGGTCGAGTGGGAGGGCGCGTTCGGCGACACCGTTACCGTCCGCGTGCCGGCTCGGCGCACCGCTCGTACCCGTGTGCTGCGCGCCGGCACCGCGATCATCGCGGACGACTCGAACGAGTTCGGCGTGCCGATCACGCTCGACACCGACGTGTATAACGCGGCCAACATCACGGACGAGCAGCTCACGCTTGACATCGTGGACTTTGGCCGGCAGGTGCTCGCGCCGCAGATCCGCGCGGTTGCCGAGGGCGTGGAGGACGCCATCGCGGCGCAGATCGTGGGCGCTCCGTACGAGGCCGATCACACGATCGATGCCGACCTGTTCACCTCGACCTCGGCGCACGACTGGTACAAGATCGCGAACCGGGCGCGCAAGATCCTCAATGACTCGTTCGTGCCCAAGGCGAACCGGTGGCTCCTCGTGGGCTCGTCCGTTGAGGAGGACATCCTCAACAATGACAAGTTCATCCGGTTCGACTCGATCGGCGCGAGCGCGGAGGACGCGCTCCGCGAGGCCAGCATTGGCCGCATCGCCGGATTCACGGTGCTGCAGTCCAACGCGATCCCCGAGACCGACGCGTACGCCTACCACAAGAGCGCGTTCATCCTCGGCACCAAGGCGCCCAAGGTTCCGCAGGGCGCAGCGTTCGCCCAGGGCGTCTCGCTCGGGCAGGCCGAGCAGATGGGCGCGCAGTCCGGCCTCAACGGCGTCAACGCCCGTTGGCTCATGGACTACGACTTCACCAACACCACGGACCGCTCGCTCGTGGACACGTACGTCGGTACCGGCGTCGTGACCGAGCCCGAGGACATCACCGATCCTGACTCGGACATGGCCCTCGTTCGCGCGGTCCGCATCAGCGGAGGTGGCGCAAGCTCGTGACGCAGCTCGTGATCCCTGCTCCCGACGCGTTCGGGGGCAGGGTCAACACCCAGACGCCGCTAGCACGTGTTGTCGCCGTGCTGCGGCAGCACAACCCACGTGCGCCGTTCGCTCAGTTGCGGACGGCGGCCGAAGCGCTGCGGCTAGGGCAGGCGCCCGCGGTGCCGTTCGTTCAGGCCGAGAGCGTTCCGGGCAGCGTTGCCCCGAGCGAGACCGCGGCTCGAGTTTTTGTTGACGAATCAACTAAAACTCGAGTTGACGCCGAGGCGATTGCGGCGGTGCCCGCGGCGTCGGACAACCCTCCCGCGGTGCCCGAGCGTCGCAAGCCGACCCGCGCGGAGGTCGAGGCGTGGGTGGCGGCTCAGCCAAAGCGCGACCGGAGCAAGCTGGCCATGTCGTCCCGCGGTCGCATTCCGGCGGCCACGTTGGCGGCTTATCGGGCGGCACACCGGGACGAGGTGCTCGCCTCGATGGTGCCCGTTGAGGGCGGGGCGCCGATTCCTGCCGAGCCACCCGAGCCTGAGTTTTACTGAGTGTCCAAGGGGCGCCCCCCGCCGGTTCGATTCCGGCGCCGCGGGGGAGCGGGATAGTTCGGCTACGGTCGAGCCCGCTCCCCCGCGGGGTGGGGGCCGAGCACGTGAGAGGGGCAGGGCATGGGCGCGACACCGCTCGTAACGGCTGAGTATCTGCTCGCGCTGCCGGGGTTCGGCGGGCAGACCGACGAGACCCTAGACCCGTTGATCGAACAGGCGAGCGGGCTCGTTATCGACCACGCCGCGCCCTACCTCGATGACGCGGACGACACCACGTGCCCGAGCGTGGTCGCCACGGTCATCTCCTCGATGATCCGGCGCGGCCTCGGCAATCCGCGCGGCGCGCAGTCCGAGACGCTCGGCGACTACTCGTACGCGATGGCCAGTGACGGCGGGATCGCAACGCTGTACATGACCAAGCGCGAGGAGCGCAAGGTACGCAAGGCGGTTGGCCGGCTCGGCGCCGGCACGATGCCGATGGAGGGTTACCTCCCGATCCAGCGCTCCGAGCTGACGCCGATCGGGACGGTAGCCGGCGGGCCGGACGCGTGGGACGCAGTGACGGCGGGGACGGAATGAGCATCGCCCACCTGATGACGCAGACGCTCAGTCAGTACCGCGGCGAGCCTGTGGTGGACTCGGGCGGCGGGCAGGACATCGTCTGGTCCCAGGTGGGCACGCTCCGGGCGAAGGTCAACCAACCCACGCCCGAGGAAATCCAAGCGGCCGGCACGTGGGGAG